AAGCGTCATTGAATAAGCGTATGCGCCAGAAACATCTGTACAACCCACTGAAAGTCGAGGATTTGCGTCTAAAGCTGGCAAGCAATCATCAGCCGCTTTTTTGTTCGCATAAACGCACATGGTAAATTTGGCTTCTTTTACACCGTTTTTATTCGTAAAATTGAAGTCTGTGATTTTTGCATAAACAGTATCATGCGTAGCACCGTACTTGTCTTTGTAATTTTTTAATTGAATAGCCATTTTATCCCTCTCTAAATACCTTCATAGACACTGGCATTGCCATTGGCTGCCGCCCATATTCCGCTAATTTCACCAGTGAAAATCGGCTTTGGCATTTCATAAAATCCACCAGCGGCAATAGCGAATTTAGCAGTAGCTTGTGTAGCGGTTGCGCCAAAAGTCACCCAAAGTATTGCGGTGCTATTGTTAAAAATAGTAAAGCTCTTTCTACCCCAGTTTTCAGCCGCGAGTGTCACGCTAGTTACTGAACTAGATACGCTTGATTGTGTGTCTGCCGCTAAAGTGAAGCGTAATTCATTCAAAACATCAGCATCGCTTACTTTTACTTCTAAATTATCACTAAACCTTAAAGTTACCCCCTCATAGGTTCCATAACGATAACCACCAACCATCATTACTGAGGCTTCATTCAAGTAATCGCCGTACTCACTACCTAAGGTAAGGCTAGGGTTTGATGGAATAAATTGAGGTTTAGCTCTAATACCTACCGTACCCGTACCAGACAAAACGAAAGACGTGGATAGTCGCATCTTTTTGTAAGGCATACAGTTGTAAGTTACACCAGCATTCAATGAATCCTGTAAAATCTGACCACCAAGATTATAAAAATCACTACCGTTTATGCTGTATTGTAAGTAAAAGCCAGCTACTAAGTTTGAGCCAATGTAAAACAATGTAACACTTGCTTTACCAGCACAATCAATCTCTATGTAGCTGTTTTTTGTAAGCGACACAACCATAGTAGCTTCAATATCACCTTGCGCTTCAATAGCAGCTTTTACGTCAATATCTTTTACAGGAACAGGGTTAGTAGATGACACATTGCCATCATCAACGCCATCAGCACCTAGCATCATCTTATAACGTGCCGCTTGAACCCCTCCACCAATATCATCAGTAGCAAATGTTACTGGTGACCCATTGTTATAAGCTATTGCGTTATCTGCCATTATTTATTCCTCAACTTCAATGCTTTCCATCAACCATGAGCCATCCGCTTGCTTCACTGCCTTAGCAGTTTTTCTCTTAGTTTCAGCGTGTTTAATTTCCCCTGGCTTGTTTGTCACCACTTCAATCAACTGCGCTACCTGCATTGCAATCTGTGCGTTACTTTGAACAACTTGGCTAATTGCATCAACATTCGCCTGAGTTTCTTGTGCATCCGCATTTGATACCAGCTCTTTGCTTGCAACATCACGCTCTTTCAAATCAATTTCACGATGCTTAACATCAAGCTCTCTTATTTTTACTTCTTTATCTTGTTTAGCAGATTCGTTCTCTTGCGCTAATGCCTGATTCTCTTGCTGAAGTTGTTGTAATTTCCCCTGCATTTCCTGCATAGCCTGTTCAACTTCTGGCGGTATTTGTGGCTGTTGTTGTTGATTGTCAATGTCAATGTCATTACCATCTTCATCACGCAATCCAAGTAAAGATTTAGCATCAAGCTTTTCATCAAAGCGTTTTAATGTTTCATCTAGCAAGTTGATTGTGATTTCTGATAATTCTGTATTGCCTTGCTGTTTAGCAACGGTTAATGTTTCAATCGCCTTTTGTATCTCTGGCATTATTTGAATCCACTGGTCACGCTCGCGCATCTTGTTCGGTTTAGAGGTTGATCCAGCACGAATGCCAATGTTGACCATTGAAAATAATGTTTTCTTATCCAGCTCTGGCCATATAGCATCTTCACCAAAACGCTGCTTAATCACTTCTGGCTGTACGTTTTGCAATAGCAGTTGCGCTGAATAAATGGCAATATCAGTCAGCCAATCCTCAATAACATCCAACGCCTCACCTGCACGACCTTGCTGTCCTGCTGCCATAATTTCTGCTTCTGTTGCAGTTTTAGCTACGCGAATCGAGCCACTAGCAGCATCTTGAGCATTGCCTACTTTTTCCATATCGAACAGCACATCAGACGTGTCATACATCTGCGGGTTATATGGAATTTCAGGCAATCCTATCAGTTGGTTTTGGAATGAATTAGGGTCATCAGCAGAAACGCCAATCACATCAGTATTGATGTTGCGCCCGTTGATTTTTTTTATTTCGTCATCAGTAATACCTGCCGACTTATTCACTAGTCTTACTGGGATATTCTTGCGGCGATGTTCTTTTGCATTGGTTCTGCGCGTGTTGTATTCATCTTGCAGTTCAATCAACTGCTCAACCATTGAGCGTGGATATTTCTTACCATCAACACGGCGTAACTGTAAGCCAAAGAATGGGTACCACTGTTCACCTAATGCGTCTGGTTGATAAGGCGGTCTAATGTACTGCTTCGCACCTTCACATAGCGTGTAAACAGTCAGGTCTTTTAAGCTCCACACCTCAAAAACGACAATAATCTTGTCATCTTCATCAACATCTTTTTTATCGTATGATTCATCAACATTGGTTTCATCGGTCTGTACATAAGACTTTGATCCTTTTGGTGGTGATTTACCAAATTGAGCCTTGAATGCGCCAACCGTCATTTTAATGCGGTGCGCAATCTCTGTTGCCTGAATGAACTCATCAATATCACGGCATGAAGCATCCATCACAATGACATCTTCAGGCTGCAAGAAGTCAGCAACCAATCCTTCAGATACTACTATTTCAATCTGCGCTTCTAATGCGGATAATTGCTGCTGAAGCTCATACATCTTAGCCTCATACAAGTCACACTCACCGCCCTCTTGTTTCGTTTCCTCAATAAGAAGTTTGATGCGCTCTACATTATCTTGTGTATCGTTAATGCGATTGCGGATAATGGGGTCGTCTTTTTTCTCGCGCTGATAAATGACTTTTAGATAACCGATTGTAGATGTTAGCGCACTGCGAACCGCAGACTTACCACGTTTCTTTAGCTTTGCATCTTTAACGAGAAAAACATTAAGCGCATTTTCCAGCGTCTTAGAAAACTTATTTAAGAGAGGGTATTGCTCAGTATTGATGCGGTCATCAATCTCAACGGTTATCTCTGGGGCTTTGGCATAAATGGCAGGCTGAACGGTCTCAAGCATTGAACCCACAAGGTTTACGCGCACCAAGCCATCATCACCGTCATCATTAACGTCGCCGTCAGCATAATTGCGCGCCTCTTTCCATCCTTCGGCACGCTGCTTTAATGCGCTATCAAATGATTTAATGCGGTCAAGTAGCCGCTTGCAATGCTTCTGCTCGCGCTCAATAACAGGGCTTGCGCCCTGCTTCTCATCATCAAAACTATCTAACATTTAATTATGCAATGTCAGACAATATCGAAGCTTGCAAATTACCTGATGTAAATGCAGTCATGTTCAAACGAATAAACTGTTTCAGCGTAACCATTTGGATAGCGCCGCCGCCATTCGTAGTAATTGCAGCCGCACCAGTGCCAGTCGCCCAAGTAGTACCATCTTCTGATGTTTGAATCGCTGCATAACCAACAAATGAGCCTGCTGGTGAAGCGTATTGAACTGGCACAATCATGCCAGGTAGAAAGCCTGCTTCAGTTGTACTAATTGTTGCACCTGCAACCACTGAGGCAAGAATAGCTGTTTGTTTAATCTTCATTTCATAATCTCCTAAAACACGTTTTAATAACGAGTGATAGAAGATTAGCGCATTAAAAAATTATCCATGCGATTGATGGCTAACTACGATATATAGACTTTTCTTTTTTCTCTACTGAGTTTTTGTACACCCACTCAATGGTGCCTGTTTCTACTGGCTTCTTGCGCTTTACTGGCTCTGTTGCATTTCTTAATGTATCAAGCCCACGACCAATTAAACTAAGCACATCAACCGCATCATCATAAGTGCCATTAGGGAATTTAAGCATCTGCCCCATCACCTCTTGATGCCAAGTCTTATCCTCAATGCTCTTGGGGAAATAAACCATATTCATTGCCATGCGACCCTGTATGCTTCTTGCGCGTGTAGGCTTGTCCTGTATAGATGCCAGCCAGTCAATAAAATGATATTCCTTGCGCTCTCTCATGCGCTTTATTAAAAAAGGCTCAATGCTCTTACGAATCACGCCACTTTCACCAAACCATCTAACAGGCTGCCACTTCTGCATTAAATCTATTTGTGCCTCAATCCACACATCAGTTGTTTTCTGCCCTCTCCACCAATCACACACATAGATGTTGCCTTCTGTATCAACGCCAAATATGCCATGTTCAGTATAATCACCCGCGTCATTCGTTACTGCATAATCGCTAGCACCGTAAAATACTAGCTCTTTAGGTAGCTTCGTATAAGTCCGCATCATTTCAGAGGTGAAGTAGTCGCCATCTTCAGGGGTTGGTTTCTGTTGATACAAACTTGCCCAAGTTCTGCGATTACTTTGAAAGGGCTTCCAGTGTTCATGGCTAAACCACTCTGGCCACAAAGTTTCACCAATCTCACGCCCCAATGGATCATCTAATCTATCTGCAATAGCTGGTAAACATATCACGTGCCACACACGCCCATCGCGCCCATTAAATACACCACTTTCACCATCCCAATTTTCAGGCAATATGCGACCTGCTGGATCGTCTTGATGCCAACGTGTCAGAATCATAATCTGCGGCGCACCTGGAATTAACCGCGAGCAAAAATCATCTATATAAGCATCCCAAGTCTTTTTTCGTATTGTTTCAGATTCCGCCTGCTCACGACCTCGAATAGGGTCATCCAATATACCAAGCGCCGCACGATTGCCAGTTAAGCCTGATAATAGCCCTCCACTCATGTACTCACTACCGTTGCTTAAACTCCATTGGTCAACGGCTGCGTTATCAGCACTAAGTTCAACTTGCATGATGTTCTTAAATGACTTTGATTTAATCATCTGCCGCGCACGCCTACCTTGCTTTGATGCAATATCAGAAGCATACGAGGCTAATATCACATTGCGCCTAGGCTTCCTAGCCATAAACCACGGCACAAAGACTACATCACAGTAAGTTGATTTTGCGCTGCCAGGCGGCATCAATACCATTAGATTTGGTATCTCACCGCTTTCAATCTGCTGTAATGCGTTAAGTAAAAGTAGGTGATGGTCAGCCAGTGTGTCTAATTTGATTGTAGAGAAGCTATCTTCGTCATCTAAATTAGTAAGTGGAACAGTTGGAATATCAACAAGGCAAGCAAAGTCAGCAAGGCTTCTGCTTGCTAATTCTCTGCGAGCGGCAATTACATCGCTAGCCGTCAATCGTGATAGAACTGATTGCTTTGAGTTGCTCATTGGTTAATTTTTTGGCATCAATAGACGCTACTTCATGTTGAATAGGCGCGCCGTTTTTTCCAGTGAGTTCTGTTTTTTCAACTACAAACCCAAGTAATTTAGCCTTTGCCATCGTTGCAGCAGTAGCCGCGCTTGATTGCACTGTTTCAGCAGCTAATGCGGCTTTTCTGTTTTCATCTAGCTCGTTTAGGATGTCATCAAGCGTAGTTTCTGCACGTTTTTGGGCGGCTTTAAGCCTGTCATCAATAGCCGCTTTAATAATAACTTTTGATAACAAGCGGCTTGATTGCTCTTGCGCAGTTTTTGCAGAATATCCAGCACGAATAGCTGCTTGAGTAGCATTCAAGTCAATCAGGTATTCATCAACGAAAGCTTGCTGTTTAGCAGTTAGCATTATGGATGCCATCCTATAAAAAAATACTTTCTGAACAATCTAAATGTTTTTCGTTTTATTGATTTCATGCTTTGCTTTCATTGATTACCCCTGGCAGAAAAATTAAATGTACTTTGCAGAAGCATAACCCCCCCTTCGTATAAACATTTTTTTGTCACATTTAGAATGTTTGAAACTGATTCACATCCTGATTTATCCACAGCATCAATCAACTCCTGCTTTGTTGCCGTATCATTGATTACCACTCGCTCGTTTGTAAGTAAATTATTAAATATACACTGTCTTTTAATAGTTAATGGCATCATAGAGTTATCAGAAATATCTGTTAAATAATCAGGAATTGGCATCTGCATTCTCCTGCCATTTTTGTTTTATTTTCTTTAATTTTCCATCTCCGTT